TAGATAATACAAATTTATCTACAACACTTACAGACGCCACTATTTCTTTAACTTCTGATGTAGTTGAAACATCTACCTTTACTTCTTCAAGTAAAAATTATGTAAGTGGCCTTCGTGATGGATCTGCTACTTTGAGCGGTTTTTTTGAAACCTCTTCTCCAGATTCAGACGCAGAATTTTTAGCACAACTTGGAGGATCAGGATCAGCGTTTTCAATAATGCCTATAGGATCAACAAGAGGTAATCCAAGTAGTTTAGGTAAAGTAATAGAAGTTTCCTACGATAGATCAGCAGATATAGGAGGAGTAGTATCAGTAGCTGTATCATTTCAATTTGATACAGATAATTTTAATGGTTTTTCACTACTTGCTCCAACTGCTAAAACCTCTACCGGTAATGAAACTTCTGTAGATTTTGGAGCAGCAGGTACTAATGGAGGAGGAGGAGTAATTCATGTAACCGCAGCAAGTGGTACATCTCCTACATTAGATGCTAAAATCCAAACAAGTTCAGATAATACCTCGTTTAGTGATTACATTACATTTTCACAATTAACAGGAGTAGGATCTGAATATAAAACAAGTACAAGCGCACCGAACAGATACGCTAGAGCAGTATTAACTATTGGAGGATCTTCTCCTAGTTTTACTGTTGCTATCAGTTTTGGACAAGGAATATAAAGGAGAATAATGCCAACATTTACTCATGGTAAGAACGCAGCATTTAAGTTTGATGATTCTGGAGGTACTCTAAGAGATGTTTCCAATGTCTTAACAGATGTATCAGTTTCAAGAACAGCTGATGTTAGCGAGGTCAGCGCATTTTCTAATTCTAGTAAAGCATTTGTATCAGGCCTTAAGGATGGATCTATATCCTTAACCGGCAGCTTTGATGCAACTGTAAATGGTTACTTAACCGGAATATTAGGATCTGAAGTTGATTTTGAGTTCTATCCAATAGGAACTACCTCTGGTAATCCTAAAGCAAGTGGTAAAGCAATTCTAACCTCGTATGATCGTAGCCCAGATATAGGCGGAGCAGTGGGATTCAGTGCGAATTTCCAACTCACAGGCGATATTACAGAGGGTACTGCTTAAAATATAGAGATACTTAAAATAACTTTAGGAGGTCTTTATGAAGAGATTAAAAATAGAGGATATATCTAATGCTCCATCTCTACCAGAAAAAGAGATAGAAATACCGGAGTGGGATGCCTCTGTTATTGTTACAGGATTAACTAAAGCAGATTCAGTTGAAATAAATGAGTTATCTACTGTTGATGGAGTTAGAAATGAAGTGTTATTTGAAAAACATTTACTTCTAAGGGGTCTAAAAGATCCACAGTTTGATGATATAGAACATATAGAAGAACTATATCAAAAAGCAACTCCAACGATTGTAGATAAGATTCTAATCGGTATTTATAGATGCATGGCATGGACTAAGGAGGATCAGCGAGAAATCGCTGAACAATTTTCAGAATAACGAAGAAGTTCTTTTTGAATTTACTTTAGCAAAAGATCTAGGTATGACTGTTGATTACTTAAGAAAAAATATGAGTATGCGCGAATTTGAGTCATGGAAGTTATACTATATTGATAGAAATAAAAAAGAGCAGAAAGCTATTACAGAAGCTAATAGTAGATCTAAATTAAGGAGATAGTTTATGGCAAGTGCAACTCTTGAAATGTTTATCAAGATTGTTGGTGCTAATAAAGTATCAAGAGCTTTAGATAATGTATCTGATGAGTTAAAAGATCTTCAACAACAAACAGAGAAAACAGACAAAGCTAATGCTAAATTCGCTGCAGGTATGTCTGGACTTCAAAAAACTGCAATAGCAGGTGGAGTAATATTCGCAGGAAAACAATTTATAGATTTTTCAAGACAAGCAGTAAATGCAGCAGTATCAGCAGAAGAGGCTGCAGCAGCTTTTGGAACTACTTTTGGATCTGCTGCAGAAAGAGCAACAAGATTCCTAGAGGGTTTCGCAATATCTGCTGGACTTACAGTAGGAGAGGCACAACAACTTCAAGCTACTTTAGGTGCAGTAGCACAGGGTATAGGTTTTACACAAGAGGAGTCCGCTGATCTTTCTATTGAACTTACAAAAATAGCAGCGGATGTTGCATCTTTTTCAAATATCTCTGCTGGCGCTGAGCCCGTTCTTCAAGCATTTCGCTCCGCGCTCGTTGGCGAGCGGGAGGCGCTTAAGACTTATGGCATCGCCATTACAGAATCAGAAGTACAAACAAAAGCCTTTTTATTAACATCCAAACGTACTACAGATGAACTAACAAGACAAGATAAAGCACTTGCAACTCTAGCTCTGATCCAAGATAAAGCAGCTGTTCAGATAGGAGATCTATCCAGAACTTCACAAAGTTTCGCTAATCAGTCAAGAGCAGTAGGAGCAGAACTTAGATCTTTAAGAGAAGAAATAGGAGCAGAGTTAATTCCTGCATTAGAAATATTACTACCAAAATTCAGAGAAATTGTTAATAATGTTACTCCTAGTTTAATAAGTGGATTCGCAGGTATAGCAAACTCTGTTGTAACACTTGTATTAGCTTTAGATAGATTAGATGATATAGATCGTGGTTTCTTTTTCTTGATCTCAAACATGAGTACATTAGCAGAAGAACAAAGATTTTTAAATGAAATTACAGATAGAACAATAGATAAACAAAATTTATTAGCTATACAAACAGGATTTACTGCAGCACAACAAGAAAAATCAAGACAAGCTGCATTAAAACAACAAGTACAATATAAAAAGGTTTCAGATACAATAGATCAATTTTTAAATCCGATTTTTGGCGAACAAAATGCTTTATTACTTACTAACATCCAATTAGAACAAGATAGAAACAGATTACTAAATTTAATCAGTTCTGCTAATGATGATGTTGCTTTAGCTACACAAAATAGAAACAACGCTCTTAAAGTCTTAGAAGAATTACAAATACAAGAAAATCTAAACGATGCAAATGCAGCAATTAGAAAAGCACAATTACAAACTCAAATAGCATTACTTACAGATGCACAGAGTAAAGGTAAGAACGTAACTTTAGAACTAGGATTAGCAACAGCTGAATTAGCAGAGGCAGAATTTGAATTACTTAATGATTCTCCAAGATTAATTACTGCAAGAGAAAATCTAAATATAGCAGAACAAAACTTAGAACAAGCAGTACAAAGACAAGAATCTGCAATACAAAGAAGAAATGAAGAGTTACTAAAATCTATTGATCTTACAGATAAACAAACAGATGCAACTAAAAAACTTATAGATCAAGAAGATTTATTAAGACAATTTATGGCTATTGAAAGATCTGGAATAGGAGGTTTTTCTCCAACTACTGTAACTCCAGCACCTGTTCTTACTCCTCCAAGTGTTGTACAGAGTAATAATACAGGAGGTACTGATATAACTCTTACAACAAACTTAATACTAGAAGATGAAGTTTTAGCTACTGAAGTACAAAAAGTTAATACCAAAATGCAACAACGTGGTAAAACGTTTCTTGTTTCATAATGGCAGTAAATTTTGATTCTAACGTATCTATCACAGTTGAGATAGCCTTTGACTCTAATCCTTTAGACTCTTCACAAAGTTTTACAGATGTTTCAAGTTTTTTAAGATCTTTTGAAACTACAAGAGGTAGAGTTAGTAACTTAACAGATTTTCAAACAGGTACTGCTATTGTAGAATTAGATAATAGAGATAATAGATTCTCTCCGAATCAAACAACTCATTACTACGATTCAGTAAATAATAGATCTAAAGTACAACCATTAAAAAGATTAAGAATAAAAGCTACATACGATTCTACAACCTACACTATCTTTCATGGTTTTGTGGAAAGTTTTCCGGTAAATTATGCAGGTCAGGGATCAGACTCAACTACAAAGATAAGAGTTGTTGATGCATTTAAACTTTTTTTTAATTCTACTTTAAATGGTATAGGTTGGAGATTAGGTATATCTTTACTAGGAGAATCTACAAACCTTACCTTAACTCAAGCACAAGAATTATCTTCAGTAAGAGTAAAAAACATATTAGATTCTTTTGGATATTCTGATCAACAAATATCAACAGGGCAACTAGAAGTACAAGTACAAGATACAACAGATGATCTATTGACAGCATTAAGGAAAGTAGAATTAGCTGAAAATGGTACTTTTTTTATTGCAGCTGATGGAAAAGCTACTTTTAGAGATCGGAACTTTAGATTAACAAATACAACTACTCCTGCAGCTACTTTTGGTCAGGGAGTAGGAGAGTTACCTTATGTAGATATAATTTCTTCTTTTGATGATAATAAAATAATTAATACAGTACAGAGAACAAGAACAGGAGGTACTACACAAATAGCGATAGATTCAGGATCATTACAGAGATTTGGTAGTCATGTTCTTACTGAATCTGGAACTTTAAACGTAAGTGATGATAATACAGCAAGTATTGCTGCACAAAAAGTAAGAGCTAATGCAATACCACAAACAACTATAGAGAGTCTAAGTTTTACTCCACAACAAAATACTTCATTATGGCCAAAAGCTTTAGGATTAGATATAGGAACTTTTGTTGAGGCAAAAGTAACAACTCCAAGTACAACAATAGAAACTTATGATCTTTTTATAGAAAGAATTAGACACAAAGTAGATGCAAGCACTAGTACATGGAATTGGACTATAGGTTTAAGTCCAGCAGAAACAGGAGCTTGGATTCTTGGAGTAAATAGATTAGGAATTGATACAAACCTTAGTTATACTTAAAAAAATAAAGGAGAAAATTTATGGCCGCAGGCGGTTGGTTTGATTGGAGTACCGGAGATCTTGTAACAGAGGCAAGATTTCAAGATATACAGGATTCAATAGTCTTTATTTTCGCTAGTGAAAGTGCAGCAAACTCTGCTCTTACAAACAAAGTTGAAGGCACCATCTTTTTTGACACTACAGACAATTTAATCAAAGCGTGGTCGGGCTCAGCGTGGATCTCCGCTGAAACAGGAGATATAGAGGGTATTACTACAAGTTCTACTTCTGGTTTAGATGGTGGAGCAACTTCTGGAACTCCTAGTTTAAGTGTAAAGCCAAACTCTGCAACTTCAGGTACAGTTGCAGCAGGAGATGAAATTTTATTTGGAGATATAAATGATAGCAATAATTTAAAAAAGACAACAGCACAAGATATTGCTAATCTAGCTGCTGCAGGTGGTATTACTATGCTTGATGTATTTAAAACAACTGCTGATATTACTGCTACCAATGGGGATATTACTGCTAATTTATCTAGAGTATCCTATTCAGGATTTTCACAGTTAGGTACAGGAATGACAGAAAGTTCAGGAATATTTACATTTCCTGCAACAGGCTTTTATGAAGTAACATTACAACCAAATTTTGAAATAAATAATGATCCTAGTGCAGAACTTATTTGTGTTTTTTCCAATGATAATTTTAGCAGTGAAACAAATGTTGCAGTTGCTAGTATGGGTAATAGAAGTTCGACAGGTGCTCACTTTTATCAATTTGAAAAATCAGTGATTTTAGATATTACAAATGTTTCTACACATAAAGTTAAATTTAAGACAGATAGTTTTGCAAGTGGTACAATTTTATTTGATGACGCTACAAGATTTGTTTTTAAAAAATTAGCCGATACATAAAGGAAAAAAATGGAAAGAAATGACAAATTACAAAAAGCATTAGGGCATTTTAATTTAGGCATTCATCAATGGTGGGGTTGGAAAGATTTAGAAAAACCACAAACATATAATAATGTTGAATTGTTAGATGAAACTGCAACAATGCCAACTGAAGAAGAAGTAAATGCAAAGATTGCAGAACTAACAGTAATTGAAAATAGACAAAATGCTTATGCTTCTATTCCAGATCAATTAGATATGCAGTATTGGGATAGTGTAAATAACACTACTACTTGGAATGAACATATTGATAAAGTAAAAGCTGATAATCCTAAATCTTAAATTTTGTCATAATACCAGCCTAACCTAGACTTAAATAGGGTTGTATGGAAAATTTAGAAAATTGGACTAAGAAGAATACAGTTGGACGCTTAAGCACTACGGCTCAATATTCTCCAAGAAGATTTGTCTTAAATAATCCAGACGCAAAAGAGATCTTTCTCAAAGTCGCTAAAGATGCACAAGAAAAATATATATCAGATACTATAGCTGCACAATACTTAGTAGATAACTATGTTCAGTTTTCTCATCTTCACTACAACACAGTTAGAAGATACTTTAGGGATTTTAGAAATGGTAGAATCAAATAATTTAGAAAAATATAACAAAACTGTAAAAAATAGATCACCACAACACAAAAAAAGAAAAATAGAACATCCAAAAGGATTTGAGCCATCTTGTACCTATAAAACATCTACAAAAACCGGAGAAATCGTTAGTTCTCCACAAAAAAACAACAAAATAGATTGGAAAGAACAATTAGAGTCATATTTTGGTAAAGACGCTTATAAATATAAAGTTTTAGAAGATACCGCAGAGATAAGATTTTGGGATTCTAACATAGGCGGCGGATCTATAGAAAGATTATATTATTTTAAAGCTAAAATAGTATCTACTGATAAGCATTTACCAGATAAAGACATAGAAAAACTAATTAAATTAGCAAGTAGTAAAAAACCACCACAAAAGAAAAAGAAACTAAAAAATTCACTAACTTTTACAATATGTTTATCAGATTTTCAGATTGGTAAGGTGGGTACAGAGGGATCTATTAATCGTTTTGTATCGTATATACCAAAAATTAAAGATCAGATAAAAAAACTACAAAAAACAGAGAACATAGATCAAGTTTTGTTCGCTGGTCTTGGCGATTTAGTAGAATCCTGCAGTAATCATTATTCTATGCAAGAATTTTCAACAATTTTAGATGAAAGATCACAACAAAAGGTAGCTAGGAGGATGATCTATACACTTATAAAAGAGATAATGCCTTTGTTTAACAAAGGTCTAGTAGCTTTTATAGGTGGCAACCATGGCGAAAATCGTAAAAATGGAAAATCTTATACTACGTTCGCAGATAATAAAGATGTAATGTTAGCAGAAGAATTACAAGAGATTTTTAATGAAGCTCCAGCATATAAGGATAGATTGTTATTTATGATACCGGATAATGAATTATCTTTGACTTTTGAAATATCAAATACAACTATATCTATTCTTCATGGGCACCAGATGAAAGGTGGGATGAACTCTCAAGCAAAATCTAGGAAATGGATCTCCGATCAAGCATTTTCAAGAAATGCAATAGCAGATGCAGATATTATTCTTCATGGCCATTATCATTATTTTTCTGCTTATGAATCTTCTGATCGTTTAATTATACAAGCTCCAACTCTTGATTCTGGTAGCGAGTGGTTTGAGAATACTAAAGGAGATCGGTCAAGATCTGGATTATTAACTTTTGTAATTGGAGGAGAACAGAAATGGGATTATATTAAGGTTATAAGGTAAATAATGAAACTAGAAGTATTAAGATTTAATAGTCAAGATGATTTCACTAATGGACTCTTATTTGATGTAACTGATAACGTAAGGTCTTTCTTAGCATATACTCTTGAAGATGAGGCACGAACAACTAAAGTATGGGGCGAAACCAGAATACCTGCAGGCAAATATAAATTATCACTTAGAGCAGAGGGCGGTTTCCATACGCGCTACTTAGCTAAATATGGAGATTGGCATAAAGGTATGATCTTAGTTAATAATGTACCTAATTTTGAGTATATTTTATGGCACGTAGGCAACAGCGATGAGGACACGGCAGGCTGCCTTTTGGTTGGAAAAACTTCACAAGAAAACTTCATAGGGAGTTCTACAGCGGCCTACAAGTCCATATATCCACCTATAAGAGATGCAATTCTATCTGGGGAGGATGTCTGGGTAGAGTATATTGATTATGATGGCACAATATTATCTAATAAATCAACAGATTATGTTGTTAATAATTTTCAAGTTTCAGAAAATCAGGAGGATTTAATGAAAATATTATCTACAGATATGCAAAATTTGAAAGCTGATATGAAAGCTCTTAGACAAACAATAATCCTAAAAGGGATGCAAGCAAACTAAATCGTTTCTAATGAATTTAAAATGTAGTTCCTGTGGAACTAAACTAGAACTTATAGATAAAGTTTTTGTTTGTATAACAAAAAAATGTAATCAATTTAAAAAGATACAAACAAGATTAAAAGAAGAGGAGTGATATGTCTGAAGATCTTAAAGACATGTTAGAGCGAGCCTTCTGGACTTTCTGCGAGGCATTTATCGGTGCATTAACTATTAGCCCACTTGTTGGCGTTGATGCGTCTGCTTTACAACTTGCAGCGATTTCTGGAGGATCTGCGGCATTGTCAGTAATCAAAACGTATGCTAAAAAACAAATAACAAAATAATCTGTATGGACTAGCAATAGCTCATACACATAAAAAAAAGAGGAGGATATTGTTATCCTCCTCTTTTGTTAAGCAAGAGAGGGAGGTTGAATTAGGGTACAACATATACTCAAAGGGGAGATATGTTATTAGGACTCTCTCTCTTTATGTATTATTTATACCATATATTGATGACAATTTTTTTTTATTTTGTATGACAAAATTTTTTTTATATAGTAATATATTAGTAGGAGGTTGAAATGAATAATTATCAAGTAGTAATATCTTATAGTATTTATAGAAATTGTGATGAAGAACTTATGTATTTAAATAGATCTGAAGATATAGACAATGGTAGGATTACTGAATTTACTGAAAAGGATCTAAAACACTTTTTCAAAAATAATATTACATTTAAAAAAGTTGGTAAAGGAGAACAGGTAATCTATTCAATTAAAAATCTTGTTGATTTAGAAATAGTAGAGAATATATTTTATGACATAGATTATTACGCGAAAATGCATTATTTTGAATATGAACAAGTTACTCCGATATTTTCTAAAAGTGTACATAAAAAACATGTAGAAATATTAGAAAAAAAGTTTAATCATATTTATCATATAAAAAAAGAACTAAAAGGAGGTTGAAATGAGTAGTTTTTACGATAACAGAAAACGAACTGATGAATCTGATAGGAGAACTGAACAGATTAG